TAATAGCAAGTGTAAATGCTAATATACAAAAGCAGTTTGAAATAATTCCACCAAAGATTTTAACTACATCTAAATTACCTAATTTTGAAGAAAAGGAACAATACTTTATTGATAAAGTTAATTTGTTACAAAAACAATTTCAATTGAAAGATTCGGATGAATTAGTAATGTGGCATGAAATGTGGTGGAGAGGAAAAATAGATCAAGCTATAGCAAATGCCGCTCCTGACATAAAATTAGGATTATTAAAAAGATGGGCATACTTTGATAAATCATATAGATTAAATAGTAAAAATATACCAGATCCAGAAATATTACAGATGGCTAAAGACTTTGATAAACAAGATTTTAAAGGCCAAAATAAACATAATGTATATAATTTTGAAAGAATATTTTTAGAATTAGGAGTTGAAATATTACATAATATATCAGATTATCTATCAGTTGTACCTACAGATGCAATAAAAGATATGAAAAGACGGATAGCTGCAAAAATCAAAGTCATACAGAAATCTAAGGACCTAGCGTCACTTACAAAATTAAAAACAGAATTAAAACGAATAGAAGACCTTGGTGGATTTGAAAAATTAGTACCAACAGAAGGTATAGTATTCGTATACAAAGGAAAGACATACAAATTGACAGGATTATTTGCTCCAATTAATCAGTTGTTAGGAATAGGTGGACTTGGAGATAAATAGCATATTTATATTAAAATAGGAAACAACAATGAAAGAACAAAATTTAAGAACTATTATTCGTAAAGAAATTCGATCAGCATTATCTGAAAAGGTAAGTGCTACATTAACAACTAAGATGGATAGAGTTGATAAAACACAAGCAATGAAAATGCTAAAGAAAATATTTGCATCCAAGCCAGCATCACAGCAAGCTGAATTTGTAGCAGATTTAGTTAAAAAATTAGACCTCAAAGGTAATATTGGACTTCTAATTAAAAAAATACGAAAAGTAAATTAATATGAGCAGTAAGTTACAAAATACAAAAGCAGTTAAACAGTTATTAGATGGTACTCATAGGACTCAAACAAAAAAAACTATTAGCCTTTCACCTACAACAAAAACAAACAAACGACGAGTAGTTGGTGAAACATGGATTGAAAAAAATGCAAATGGTGTAGAGTTTAAATGGGAACAAAAAGATGGCTTTCGAGTTAAAAGACCAGTTAATAGTATATTAGATTCAGTTACAGATGCATTGACATTACCAAGTAATTGTCCTAATTGTGATCAGGATATGCATGGAACAGAAAAACGATTAAATCAAAAGATGTATTTTAAATCAGGTAAATGTTTTGATTGTGTTACTAAAGAAGAAACATTAATTAGATCAGATAAAAAGAAGTGGAAAGAATATTCTAGTAAAAAAATGTTAGCAAATGCAAGTGGATGGTTTAAGGATGCGGACAAAGAAGTTGAAATTTTAAAATCAACTCTTAAAGATATTGTATGGGAAAATGCAGATGGAAAGACTGGAGAAATCGATAGATCAATGTGGTTAAAGAAAATTGATAAAGACTATAAAAAAATTAAAAAACAAATTGTAAATAATTTGAAGGGAAAAAATGATTAATACTGAATTAGCATTAAGGCAATATATAAGAAGTATAATAAACAAAAGTCTTAATGAGGCTAATGTATTTGGTGCCGAGCCAACATCTTCTGCAGATATACCAGAAGTAGAAGATTTATTTACAGATTTTGAAAAGGATATTAAACGTACAGATATAGATGCACCAGAATCTGAAGCAATAGGATTAACATTAGCAGGAGTTGCATTATCATTGCCAGAAATTATTAAACTAATAGGAAAATTAGTAAACTTATTAAAGAAAGTACCTTTCTTAAAAAAGTTATCAGGAGATAAGTTAATTGAGATAGGTAATAAATATCATTCTAAGATAACAAGTGCATTTGAATTTATAATAAAAAAGGCAGGTGTAAAAGATCCAGCAAAATCAAAGAAGTTTGCAAATATATTACATCATGTAGTAATTGCAATGTTATTAGTAGCAGGAGGAATTAATATGGCACAATTAGTAACTAAAGGTAGTATAAAAGGATCAGTTTTAAAAGGAGCATTAAATGCTGTTAAAACTAAAGAATTAGGTAAATTTCTAGTAACAACAGCAGATGCAATAGTATAAAAAAAGGAGTACAGTTATGAGTATATTAACAAAATTATTTTCAGGAGGAGCAGCAGACCTAGTAAAAGGTGTAGGTGGAGTTATAGATAATTTACATACATCAAAAGAAGAAAAGTTAGCAGCTGAACAAAAGATACAAGAATTAGTTTCTGATTATGAAACTAAAATGGAAGCCAATATAACAGATAGATGGAAATCAGATATGAATTCTGATTCCTGGTTATCAAAAAATGTCAGACCAATGGTACTTATATTTTTAGTAGTATGTACAGTATTAATGATATTTATTGATGCAGGAGCTGTATCATTTCATGTAGAAGAAAAATGGACAGATCTATTACAGTTAGTACTTATTACAGTTATAGGTGCTTACTTTGGTGGTCGATCATTTGAAAAGCGTGCAAAAAAATAAATTTAGTTTTATTAGGTTTTTTCAATAAAATTTATTATATTATAATACTATGCAGAAAAAAACGCTTAAGGAAATAATTAAAGACGAATATATTAAATGTGCAAATGATCCAATTCATTTTATGCGCAAATATTGTATTATACAACATCCTACTAAAGGTAAAATATACTTTAACTTATTTCCATTCCAAGAAAAATCATTAACTGAATTAAAAGAGAATAGGTATAATATTATACTTAAGTCTAGACAGTTAGGAATTTCTACACTTACAGCTGGTTATGCATTATGGAAAATGATATTTAAATCTGACTTCAATTGTTTAGTTATTGCAACCAAACAAGACGTTGCAAAAAATCTTGTTACTAAGGTTAGAGTAATGAACGAAAATTTACCTAAGTGGTTAAAGGGAAATACTGTTGAAGATAATAAACTTTCATTAAAATATGCAAATGGATCTCAAATTAAAGCTATATCATCAAAAGGTGATGCAGGTAGGTCAGAAGCATTATCATTATTAATATTTGATGAAGCTGCATTTATTGATAAAATAGATGATATATGGACAGCAGCTCAACAAACATTAGCAACTGGTGGAGATTGTATTGCGCTCTCAACTCCTAATGGTGTTGGTAATTGGTTTCATAAACAATGGGTAGAGGCAGAAGCAGGAGGAGAATTTAATTCAATAAAACTACATTGGACAGTACATCCTGATAGAGATGAAGCTTGGAGAGACAAACAAACTCAACTATTAGGAGATAAAATGGCAGCTCAGGAATGTGATTGTGATTTTATTTCATCTGGGCATACAGTTGTTGATGGAGAAATTTTACAATGGTATAATGAAACATATGTTAAAGATCCTATCGAGAAGCGAGGAATGGATAGTAATTATTGGATTTGGGAATATCCAAACTATACAAAAAATTATATGGTTGTAGCTGATGTTGCCAGAGGAGATTCTACAGATTATTCAGCATTCCATGTATTTGATGCAGAACAATGTATGCAGGTAGCAGAATATAAAGGTAAGATAGGAACTACTGAATATGGAAACATGTTAGTATCAGTTGCAACAGAATATAATAATGCACTGCTAGTAGTAGAAAATGCAAATATAGGATGGGCATCAATCCAGGTTGCATTAGATAAAGGATATAGAAATCTATACTATTCATATAAACAAGATGGGTATATAGATGATGAAATTCATCTTAAGAAGAACTATGACTTAAAAGCAAAGTCACAAAAGGTTCCTGGTTTCTCAATGACTTCAAGAACTCGTCCATTAGTAATATCAAAACTAGAAACATATTTTAGAGAAAAAACACCTATAGTTCATAGTAAGCGATTAATAGATGAACTATTTACTTTTATTTGGTTAGGGCATAGAGCAGAAGCTGCAAGAGGATATAATGATGATTTGACTATATCATTTGCAACAGGATTATGGATGCGTGATACTGCATTAC